CTTTCCCTACACGACGCTCTTCCGATCTCATATTATTACGTGCATAAAATTCAGACATAAATCGGATGGAATTGTTGTAAGTAATTTTAACCAAATAAGACGCACCGTATTTTCCAACAATATAAAATGACATATGTGACGGTTTTGCCTTTTTCACATATGCCATAACCTTAGAATACATAACCGATGAATCTTCTATCTCGGAAATATTGATAACAAACGTATAGTCTGCTATATTTTCCGTAATTGCAGTTCCTTCGTGTCCTATAATCGTATTAATCTGATTTTCAAGAAATGCCGGGTTCATCGGCATTTTCATGGACTTTTTCAGGATAACCTGCTTACGGCGTTCATCTAAGGGAAGCCCCTTGTTCGGAACAATGCCATATTTTATTTCCTGATATTCAATTCCCCATGTCGCAGCCTGCGGGAATGCCTGGTTTGCAATTTCTTCCATGTATTTTTTTACAACCGACATTTCCTGCCCCATAACTTCAAATAGCCATTTTGCCACATAGGAGTTGTCGTAAAATCCGGTGTTGACATATGACAGCATTTCTTTTGCAACTTCATTTACAGGAAATTTTTCCATATCCATTATCCATCCTCCGTAAAATTCATTGCGGCTATTTTCGGATATAGTGTCTCACCAATGGCTATATTCTCTGCTTTACCATTGACCTTAAACTGGCTATAGTCCGATACGCCTGCAGTATTGCTTAATATCGCGGCCATCTTGGTATAAATCAGCATATTATCTGTTTTCGCTTCTTCAAAATATGTCATCATATTCTGCTTGAAATTTTCTTTAATATCCTGAAGGTCATAATTTTCATCGGTGACTACCACGGCCGTAAAAACCAATTCTATAAGGTCAGGGGCAGCTACCGTTACCATTGCACCTATTGGTGCCAACCGTGCCAACCGGTCGTCCGGCGATACAATATGATGGTAGACATTTTTAATCAATGTATCATTGGCCGGCTCTCCATTCGCATCAACCACAATAACTTTAACTGTGCCCGGCCCATTCCATTCAGGAATAACAGAAACACCGCCAACACCATTCACTTCTTTTCCCCATCGGATGTAGTCGCTGTCATTTCCGACATACGATATCTGTTCCCGATTGGCTTCCATGATGCGCTCTCGCAGGCTCTCGTCATTTTCTTCACTGGTTCCACCAGTTACTGCGGCATGATTGCTAATTTTTGTAATGCCTTTAATGGTCTTTCCCATCAAGGTAATACTATTTGCCGACACATTTCCCTGTGTTCCCGGTTCTTCGGCAATAATAGGTATTTCGGCTCGGCCATCATGTATAACAGCTTCTTTGGCGGTTTTAAAAAATATTGCAGCACTGTTTTCTGTTGCCGGCACTGCAAATTGACTCCCTGCTGGAATCACCGTATTATCAATACCATTGACAATGAGCTTACCCGAGGCATATTCTGCAGGCCGACGGCTCAAACCACACATCTGTGCATGATAATCCAACCATTCGCCCCACGCCCACATCGGGAACATTAACATCAGTGCCCTTACTAGATGAAAATTAAGAAGCTGGCTAGCTACAAGCGCAGTTGGTTTTGTGAAATCATACGGAAAACCGCCTGGCATATCATCAATGTCCGGGGGCAATGTACTCATCATACGCTGATGTATTTCCTCCGGCGTCGTACCGTCCAAAAATTCCGGCACACCAAATTCTTCTATTTCCTGCATGTTCTCCCTTCTTTCATGTTGTAATCTTAAATTCTTCAGAATCCACACCTTTAACAACGAAGGAAACGTGAATAGTGTCAGAATCCCAATAAAATTGAAAATCCCGGACATATTCTGTACGGGGATTAACCTTTAATGCCTCTGTAATTGTACGTTCGATTGCCGATTCTACAGCTTTTTCATCGGGTTCTTTGACAGCCTCATCCATTTCTACGCCAATTTCATCAGGATAGGCAAGGCACTTAAAACGTTCAGTCATGACAGTTTTATAACACCATGTCATATAGGCTTCTTTTCCGCTGGCACCAATAATTTTATGGGCACCGTCCTGAACAAAATCCCCTTTATTAGGGTTCCAAGCGCAGCTGCGTTTATATCTCGTGTCATATTGTGATTTATCGTCTAAAAATTCCGGTAAATCATATGTTGGAAATAGCTGAGGCATTTTTATCATCTCCCATCCATTTAATTTATAACGTCTATAACGACAGCTTCTGCATTCACGAAAGTAACAAGTACCCTATCGCCGGCACCAACTTTCGGTAACTGTATCTCGCCTTCCGGTGTAACAATTTTAATGCCACTGACATGCCGGCATATGCTGTAATTCCCGGCAGGAATTTCCCTCGAAAACGTGTCAAGTTTTAATGCCCCATTAGCTTGTATAGTACCAAATTCCATGACTACAGGCGCTTTGCCTTGTGACTGCTGTCGTATTAACGATGCCAGTTTTGAGCTGCCTTGAAGATTCTCCATGGCACACCTCCTTAATCAAATGTTCCGTCATCTACCCACCCATAGACATGACTTTGTCCCCAGTTTTCGGTAACAAGATGCCACGGGTGTGCTTTGCCCGAACCATTTTTAATCGTAATCTTGGCTTTGCCTGCATTTACAGGATAGCCCCTGCTTCCGGGATAACTGCTGACATAATGTGTACCACCGTGGAAATTCACAATATCACCCACATTATAGTCTTTTTTCTGCGGCTCTGTGATGGATTTTGTCACCGCCTTACGCAGGTCCAATGTCATTTTCCCCCTGTCCGCATCATGCATCACCGATAAAACATGGTAATAACTATTCATCGTCACAGCCCGGACATACACTAAGTCCATTTTTCGAATAAATGGGATATCCGGACTCTGAATCGTGATTTCCTCCTGCAGTATGCCTTTTTCATCAATAATCCTTTGGGCTTCAGATGTCGCCGCTTCAAGGCTGTCATCTTTACTTTTAACATGGATTTCCTGCCGGATACCATATTCCGTCTTTCCATCAATGACAGCCTCGACACTGCTCTTGCCTTCATCATTTTCCTGTCCTATCACTTTTACACGTGTAACCATGCCTGATGTACTGATTTTATGCCGAACAGATATCACATTATCTATCTGGAAACACCATACGGTTTTATTGCTGCCGATTGGGATAATATTTATTTTCCCTTTCTCTGCACGTAAAACGCACTCCTCTGCGCCTTTATCTTTGGCCTCTTTCAACACATCCAATATAATTGATGATATTTTTTACTTCTTTCCATCAATTTTGCATGCGATATATTAGGACCTTCGTATTTGTCCAAAGGCAGTTTCCAATCATTACAGATACCTGTAATAATCGTTTTTGTCCCGGTACCCTCGGCAAAAAATATGTCATCCTCAGATTGCTGCAGATTGTATAGCTCATCATAGCATTTACACTGAAAAATTTCTTCCGACGATGTATAAGACGGAATCCAATCAACAATTGTGCCCCTAGCCACTTCTTCATTTATCTTGGCATTGTCTGTAGCAAATACACCTACAATACGGCCAATTTTTGCAATATCGGATAGAAGCTTTTCAGAGCATCGTGCATTCCGGGTGGAAAACGATATCCTTACAGCAAGCTCTTTTTCATTTTCCTCCCAACTCAGATTACTAATATAATCTTTAATGTTATATTGATTTTCATTTTCATCAATTAAAACAAGCCTATATTCTATCTTGGATAAATCAATCACAATGCTGCCCCCTTAAGGAATCGTAATAACCGTTCCCGGCCATATCCAATTTCCCTTATTACTGTTTTTCCTGCCCCATTTTTTCGCATCATTATCAAGGGTTTCTGCATTTGCATCAAAAATTTTCGTCCACAGTGCCCCATTACCATAATACTTTTGTGCAAGCCCCCAAAGCGTGTCGCCATAAACAATTGTATGTTGTCGGGACGACTCTGGTGCAGGTCTTGCCACGACCTTTTTAACGTATGATTCAATTTTAAGCTCATCCGTCGTATACGCCTTTAATTCGCGGTATTCTTCAAAGCTTATGTCGTATTCGTAATCCCCTGCCGCGCCAATTGGGGCAAAATCAAAAGATTTGATAGTAACATCTTTATTGATGGCCGTTTCTGTAACCATTAAATTCAGGACTGTGCCTTTTTGCTGCCAGTCCTGAATGATTTTGATGCATTCTGTCGGCGCTATCCACGCACCTCCAAGCAATCCACTTGTATGCTTTTGTCCAAAAAAAACATGGGACCATGACAAATTACCCGAATCCATGCCCTTGGGAATTTTTACACTTCCTTTTCCAATAATGTCATAACTTTGGTAATTTGTCGTATTTTTTACTTTGACAGTTTCCGGGAGGGAAGGGAAACGGAAACGTGCGTTGCTGTTTGATTTTTCTTTCAGGTATATATCCATTTCTGCCCGCCTCCTTATGTCGGCATATTTTCAAAGACTGTCTCGAGATTCACAGCAATGGCACCGCCTAATTCATCGGCCATTTCTTTCATGTGCTGTTTAATGATACGCAGTACAGATTGCTCATCCTGATTTCCGGTAATCTGAAATGTTGGATTAACGCTTACCTGTACCTCTATCTTCCTCTCGTCTTTATTACCCTCTGTGGCTTCATAATAAGACCGTGCTTCGTTTTCTGAATCTTCATTGGTAAATTTATCATCAGCAATATATTTGCCGCCATATGAGGAAATATAAGCTTCTTCATTATTTTGAAAGATGCCTCCTTCGGCATATCCACCTAGTCCGAGCATATCACCTACCTGTGAAAACAACTGCAGTGCCCGGCCGCGTCTGCCCGGAACAAGCGGAATAATTGCCTCTGGACCTTCTTCACCAATCCAACTCAACTGCCGCCCATTGACAAATCCGCCTTCTGCATGTTTACCGGCAGCAATAGATGCCGTTGCTTTTGTTCCGGATGTATTGACAGATATATCCGCTGTTGGATTGATTATACTCCAATCCAACGTAACATTAACGCTGGCCGTTGTCGAAAACGGCTGGGAAAATGTAGTGTCTACCTGATTCCCCGTCTTATCATACACTGTATTAACACCGGCATTTATCTGCGACATATCAGATGATGTTATGGCTGTACCAATACCGGATGAGACCGCATTCCCTGCTGATGTATAATTAATACCTTGTACTGCTGTATCTATACTTGTTGCCAAACTTTCTATTGCCGGGGTAATATCAATCGCAGAAAATCCCGAAGAAAGTGAGCTTTGCAAATGTTCAAAACTTTCGCCTTGTGTAATGCTTTTTATACTATTTTCCAGTTTTCCGAAAAATGTACTGCTAACTGCTTCGGAGTCAAATTCCAATTCGCTCATGGCATCCGGAAGTGTTGCTGCGATACTGCTGACAAATGTAGCAATTTCGGCCTGAATCTGGGTATCAAGCCCCTCTAATCCAAGCCATTTAGCGGCAGTTGCCGTATCCCAGTGCTCAACATCAACGCCGGCATTGATGGCATTATGCATAGCTTTTGATAACTTTTCAGCCACACTACCTTCCAAATCAGGAAGTATGCCGTCAAGCTCACCCTCAAATGCACTTGCCAACGTATCAAACTGTACACTTTCAACCTTTACTTCTAAGCCGCTTATCTGTGCATGATAATTTTCAATCAAAGCATCCAACTGTGTCTGATACTCATCTTCGGTAATAGCACCTTCGCCTAATGCCAATTTCAAATTCGTAATGCCAACTTCAAGGGCGGAATCATACGATTCATTTAATGCTGCAGTCTGTGCCTGAATTTCAGCCTGAAGCTGCGAAAAACTTTCATAATCCAAATCTGCGCCGGAATATTTTATTTTCAAAGCTTCCATTTTAGCCTCTGTCCGTGAAGTGTTCACTTTTTCGGTGATATCTGCAATTTTCTGCTGTATTCCGGCAATAATCTTCTGCTCATCAGCACTTATCACACCATCTTTAAGGGCAATATCAACTTGGCTTGTAAGCTCAGTGGAAAGGGAATCCATCTCTTTCTGCAAACCTGCATACAGAGTGTTCAATTTCTCAGTAATTCCGGTATCACCTTCACCCATAATTAAATTCATGGCTACTGTCGCTTCATAATGCTTATCTTCGATATACTCTTTGGCTGATTGAATCATATCATCAATGCTTGATTTGTATTCAGATATATCATCATCCGACATTTTGAAGCCAAGACTGGATTTCCAATTCACCCTGTCAAAAGATGACATTGACGCCTTTAAACGGTTAAGGGAACTATCTGCTGTTTCAGTTGCTTCAGAAAATCTTACTGCACTGTCATACATGTCCCCATAAACGATTTTCTTGGATAATTCTTCGATATCACCAAGAGAAAGCTTGATATCGCCAAATCTACTCCTTATATCATCATTCACAGCCTTTTGGAAAATAGCACCAAATTCTTCCGCTGTAACGGATGAATCTTTAAGGGCTTCATTCAATTCTTCAGACTTGAACGTTAAGTCTTTCAAATCGTATCCTGTAGCATTTAAGATTTTTTGTTGCCGCAGTACTTCTTCTTCGTAATCTTCCTGCACGCTATCAGCAGCCGCATTGCCTGCTAAACCGCCTATTCCTGCACCGATTAATGCACCGAAAGCTGTACCGATAATAGGAACAACACTGCCAATCGCTGCACCAGCAGCTGCGCCGGCACCTACGCCGCCTATCTTTAAGGCACCTGACTCTGCATAAACATTTGATTCCTTGGCATTATCTGACGTAAAGGCTTTGTATAAATCTTGGCCTCCGCTTATTAATGTGGTTCCGCCAATAATACCACCGGCCAAGGCACCGGCACCTTGTAACATCTGCCCACGGGCTGTTGTTGCACCCCCGTATTTCATGCCAATATTACCAAGCATTCCTTTGATTCCACTGCCTTTTGCCGTACCTATACCATCAAGTTCATCGGAAATATCGAAACTTCCTATGATTTTTTTTAGCACGCCTGTTTTAGCACTGCTATCAACACCGCTAAATATAGACCGCCCAGCTTTAAATGCCTTCCCTCCAAAAGATAACAGTGGACCGAATATTTTTGCCAAAAGTCCTGCTGATAGAAAAGAACTTAAATCTGCCGATTCACCTCCGGGAAGAATCTTGGCTGCATCCGAAAACAGCCCTTTTAGGCCATCCCATATCTTATCAGATACACCTTCAACGTCAAATCCTTCGCTGAAGCCATTGGCAAATGCCCGGCCTATACTGGCGCCCTCATCAAGCGTATCTGACACATCGATGCCAAGTAAGGTCAATACCCCTGTTGATATTCCTGTGCCTAGTCCTTTGCCAATATCACGGGCTTTACCAATGAATGATTCATAACCTTTTGTGTCCCACCATTCTGCGAACGGCTCTGCAATCAATTCATCCCAACTGATTTTTACTTTACCGAAAAAATCAGCGTTCTCCCACTCGGTTGTACCAGTAAACTCTTTAATTTTTCCGCGGATATCATCAATTTTTTGCCCCATACTGTCAATAAAACGGTTGCCCGCTTCTTCAATCTGAGGCATCTTTTCTTCAAACATGCGAACAAAATCCAGCAAATAAGGTTCAAGACGTTCCATCCAACTAATCTTTGTATTCTCAGCAGCGCCACCCAACTCCTCAAATGCACCTTTAAGGTTATCCTGCATAATCCCGGCCATCTTATCAGCCGCGCCGGATGAATTATCAATCTGCTCTACAAGTTTTCTGTAATCTTCTTCGGATGTGTTGACGATTGCCAACATGCCGGCCATCGCCTCTTTCCCAAACAAGGTGCTTGCCGCAGCTGTCTGCTCGGCTTCTGATAATCCGCCAAGGCCTGTCCTAATATTATCCAACACACCTCTTAACGTTTTCATGTTCCCCTGTGTATCTGTAAGGCTGATGTTATATTTGCTCATGATTCCGGACATCTTATCAGTTGGTGCAGCCATGTTTGCAAGCGCTGTTTTAAGTGATGTACCGGCCATACCGCCCTTAATGGCGTTATTGCTCATAATTCCAAGGGCTAATGACACATCCTCAACGCTGTATTTCATTGCGCCGGCAACCGGTGCAACATACTTAAAAGCTTCGCCAAGGTTGTAAACGTCCGTATTCGTCGCAGAACTTGCCACTGCCATAACATCGGCAAACCGCTGTACATCCGTAGCTTTAAGCCCAAATGCTGTTACCGCATTTGATACTATGTCTGTGACACTTGCAAGGTCAAGTCCATCGGCAGCCGCAAGGCTCATAATGCCGCCGATACCGTCGAGCATGTCCTGTACACCCCAGCCTGCCTGAGCCATATAAGTGAAAGCTTCTGCAGACTCTGTTCCGGAAAATTTAGTAGCAGCGCCCATTTCCTTGGCTTTCTTGGTTAATGCATCCATTTCGCTTGATGTGGCATTAGATAACGCCTGAACCTTTGACATCGTAGCTTCAAATTCAGTATAGGTATCCACCATGTCATTTAAGCTAAAGCCAACACCGATTATGGCACCAGCCTGCATGATTGGATTACTCAGTAAGCTGAATAGTTTTCTTATAGGCGCTGTAGCCATATCAAATGCTTTAACCGAAACCGTCCATGCTTTTCCGCCAAGGCCTTTAAGGAGAGGGTTTATTTTTTTCAACAGTGGCGTAACTTCATCTTTTGCCTGAAGAACAACCTCCCATTTATCTTTAATCATTTTTGATAAGCTTCGCTGTGTTTTTTCCATGGACTGGTCAAACTTAGATGCTGTTTTTCCTGTCCTGTTTAAACTTTTTTCCATTTTTTCAATTATTTTATCAAAAAAACTTACTGAATCAGATCGGAAGAGCGTCGTGTAGGGAAAGAGTGTAGAT